ATTACCAGCGACGCCGAAGGTGTTGTCCTTGACTTGCGCCCTTTGCACCATGCTATTGAGACTGGCGAACGGGTCGGCCGAACTTGCATGCCCAACGTGGCCGGATTTCTTCGCGCCGTACTTGGCATTGATGCCCGCCAGCTGCTTTTGCTCGTCGGCCAGAAGCTCGGCCGCCAGCTGCTTGTTGCCTGCTGCGTTGGCGCGGGCAATGCGTGCATCGCCCTCGTTCTTGGCCTTGGTATAGGCCGCTACGCGCTTTTCCTCGTTGTTGGCATAGGCTGCGGCGGCGCGGTCGGCGTCAGCCTTGTCCTGCACCAGCTGGGCGGCGTTGGCCTTGGCGCTGGCCGCTTTTTCCGATGCGACGAGCGCGTCCTGCATCGCCGCCATTTTCTTTGTCAAGGCGTCGATCATCACTTGGATGTCTTGGCCACTGTTCAGGTCGAACTTAACGCCACTGGCTTGGCTTTTCAGAAGCCGGTCGCGGCGCGCAGCAAGCGCGTCGAACTTGTCCTGCCCACTCTGCGGGCGGCCAACATCGAGCATGGCATCCCATGCGGCCTTGGCGGCGCCTGTGACGCCAGCCCACGCTTCCTGCATCAGCCCCATGTCGTTCTGCACGCTCTGGGTGCGAGCATCCAGCGACGCTGCATAGGTCTGCTCAGCGAGCGCAGCGGCTTCCTGCGTTTTGCCGCTCTCATCCAGCGCCTTGATCTGGTCATATATGCTGAGCGTAAGGAAATGCTGGGCGTCATTGAGCTTGAGAACGGCTTCCAGCGGCTTTTCCTGCAGGCTCTCGAACTGCTTGATCGTCGCGGCGGTGCTCTGCCCGGTCAGCCGCGACATTTCCTCCGCAGCCTTCCCCACCAGCGCGATCTGGCCGGCGGTGAACTTGCCGGTGCCGGCAACCTCGGCCAACGCAGCAGCGGCTTCATGCTGGGTGCCGATGGTGCCCGACATGGCCTTGGCCATGCTCTGCAACTCTTCCGTGGTAACGCCCGCATAACCGCCGGTCGACTCAAGTGCCTTGTTGAAGGCAGTTGTCTCCTGCTCACCCTCATAGGCCGCCTTGGCGAACAGTGCGATGGCACCCACCACGCCGATAATGGCAAGCCCAGCGGGACTCATCAGCTTGGCGAGCAAGCCGGTCTGGTTGGCCAGTGCGGATAGGCTGTATTTCAGGCGCCCCGTGTTGCCGGATGCCAGTTCGCCGAACACCACGCCAAGCTCGGTGGTAGCGCGCGAGCTGAGTTTGAATGCAGCGGCATTTTCGAGCGTGGCGGCAGTATTGGCCTCGGTTTCGACCGTGGCGAGGTTCTCGGCAGCAGCCAGCTTGACGAAATAGGCCGCCTGCTCCCTGACAGTGATGGCACCAGCGGCCATTGCCTCATCAATGGCAAACTCAGCCTCAGCAATACCTGACTCAGTGGCAAGATTTCCCTGCATCGCCAGTTGAAGACGCGCGTATGCGGCGCTCTTGGCTAGTGTGGCTGCGTTGAGTTGAGCAACGCTTTCAGCCTGTATTGCCGCTTCCTCGGCGGCCCGGGCTGCCGCACTTGCCGCAACGGCATCGTTGGATTCAATCACACCGGCATTGGCCGCTATCTTTTCACGATCCGCTGCCAGATAGGCGTCGGCGCTTGCTCGATCCGCGTTCTCTGCTGCTGCTGCAGAGGCGGCAGCGCGCCCGGCAGCAGCATTCTGGCGAAAGGCAGCAATAGCTTGATTGACTTTCAGCAACTGGGCGTCGCTGATCGAGTTGATCTCGCTGGATAGCGCCTTCGCCGCGCCCGCTGCGCCGGTCAATGCATTCTGTTGGGCAAGCGCCCTGGCCGCAATCTGCGCACCCAGTTCGCCACCGATGCGCGTCTGTGCGTTGTAGGCGATCTGCTCGGCGCGCGTCTTGCCGATCAGGTCGGCTTGCCGGATCAGGCTGTCGGCATATTTCTTGGACGACGCTGCTGCCTTGGCATACTGCGCCTCGGCTTCCGTGCCCATGCCGGCGACAGCCGTGCGCGCCTTCGCAATACCTGGCGCCATCGTGTCCGCATTGACGGTGACATCGATGCGCGCTGTGCCCAGCGAGCCGCTGGTGGATTCGCCGGTCATGGATTCGCCTTGTGGATGGCCTGGAGGGCTGTGCTTTCGATGACGCGCAGGGCGCCCATCATGTCGTCGTAGTCGTCACCGGCCAGACCTTTGCGGTCGAGCTCGTGAAAAACGACGTTGTAATCCAGCCCGGTCGGGCCATTTGCACCGATACGCCACTGTGTAGACAGGGTGGTGAACAGCTTGATAGCTGGCCAGTTGTCGGGCCACAGTTCAACGCTCGGAGGCGGGAAGTCCTCGGCTGTCAGTCCGAACGGCACATATTCTGCCGGCTCCGGTGGCTTCCAGTAGAGCGCTTCCGCCCCCGCGATCAGTTTCCCTTGCGGGCCACCGCCAACGCCTCGCCGTAGCCGGTGATGATCGCCCAGTCCGAACCGGGCTGCTCATCCTGCAACAGCTTGATGTTGGCCTTGCTCAGCTCGCCATCGGCGTCCCACTTGGCGACCAGTTGCAGCAGCGCGTCGGCGGCATCGAGCTTGCCATCCGCGATTTTCTGCAGCATCGACTGGTATTCGCCGCGCGTCTTGTGCTTGAACGTGACATTGAGCTGCTGCTCGCGGCCCTGGCCGATGATCGTCAGGGTGGCGTCGAAGGTCGGGTCGGCCTTGATCTTGAACATGGGTCACTTCCAGAAAAAGAAAAGCCCGCGGGTGCGGGCTAGGGGGTTCAGCTGGTATAGCGAACCGGCTCGGCCAGCAGCGACAGCGTGACCTGCGATGCCATCACAGCATTGATGGTCAGCGACGGCGTGCGGTTCAGGCTGATGTACGCGTTGTAGAGGATCTTCGACCCACTCGGCAGCGTTACCGTGACGGCGCGCTGAAGGCGGTCATCGTTCGCCTCACCGGCCAGGATGTAACCGGGCTGGGTGGCATCGTCCGCCACTTCGAAGGTCAGGCCAGCCGCCGACTTGATGGTCGGGATGCGGCTCTGCATTTCCGATTCGAGGAACTGGTAATCCACGAACTGCTGCACGCCGCCATCGGTGGTCGAGGTGAGGATCTGCGACAGCTGGGTGGTGCCCGTGACTGCGCGGATCGAACCAATGCCGCTACCGACCGGATACGTGGTGGTGTTGGTCGTATCGTAGCCTTCCAGCACAAAGGTGGTGGCGGTGGGCGACTTCACGCGAACGATCTTGTTGGTGAGGCGCGACCAGCCGGACGTGACCTCGACCAGTTCGCCGCCGATGAAGGCGTTTGCGGCAGTGACGACGGCTTCAGTGGCATTGCTGACTGCGGTGGTGGTGATCGCCGTGGCATAGCCCGACGCGATGGCGACGAGTGCGCCGTTGGGGACGGAGACGGACATAGCTGCTTCCTCTTGGATGGAGACGCCCGTCGAACGGGCACAAAAAAACCGCCTTTCGGCGGCGGGTTAAGGGGCCGGGATCAACTCAGGGCGTGTACCAAAGCCCGTAGTCTGTTCGACTCCCGTACAACTTCATTTCCGCGTTGTGAATCGATGTCGACGCGGAATAGGTCTGTGCGGCCAGACCGCCGCCAAGGATCGCCAGCCGGGCCGCGCGGGCGATCTGCGAGGCTTCCAGCCGGGTGCGCGACCAGACGAACACCTGCACGCGCGCGTGGTCCTTGTCGGGCAGCGTCTGGTCGATGAACTCCGTAACCTTGCCGCCGATCTGCTGATAGACGATCAGCGGGAAAGTCGGGCTGTCCGGCGTGATGTCCGGATAGGCGCGGCCACTGACCAGCGGGCCAAGCAATCCCAGCATGGTCGATTCAAGGCTCATTGGCGGTTACCGTGTTTCCAGCCAGCAATTGCGGCAGGCGCTGCTTTCCGCGCGTGATCATTGCCGACATGGCGAAGCCGCCGGCGATGTCCAGCGCGGGACGAAGGAATGGATGCGCCGCAACCCACTGCGGAGCCGCCAGACGATTCTTGGTTGGCACGCCGCCGATGATCGCGTTGATGCGCCAGTGCCCGAACTCTAGCAGGTGGCCATGCGGTGCCTTGCGTGAATTCCATGACACCGAATAGGTCTGCAGCGCGCCATGCGACCGGGTATCGCTGTGCGCCAGGTAGATCGCGTCGCGCAGCAGCCCAGGTATCGGCGGCCGATCGACATTCGCTCCAGCCAGCAGCGCGGTCGAACCATCGAACTCCGGCGCCAGCAGCTTTGCCTCATCGCGCAGTACCTGCCCACCGGCTACGGCCATCGAGCTGGCGAGGCTGAGCGCCACGGGGCCAGCCAGGCGTGTCAATGCGGCCTGTACGCCGGCGTCGTTGAACTTGGCGAAGATGCCGTCAGCCGTCATTGAGGCCTTCCTCGGCCTGCAGGATCACCGTGCGGTTGCGCTCGTCCTGATTCATGCTGGCGTGGATGTTGAACACCCGCGTACCGAACAGGATGCGCATATTCGCCACGGCAATAGGTGATGCAAGCTCGGAGCGATAACGCATGGTGATTTCGTGCGTGACCGCCGATTGCATGACCTGTGCCGACATCAGCGCCCGCCCATTCAACGGGGCTATATCTGCCCAGCTGGTAAATGCCGTGGTCCATACATCCACCGGCTGTCCAGCGGCATCCTGCCCGACCTGACGGCTCTGGAAGCTGATGCGGTGGCGAAGATCGCCGCTGCGGGTGACGTAGCTGTTGACTGACATGTCAGAACTCGATCACACGGAAGCCATCGAGCAGGCGGTCGACGTATGGCAGCACGTCGATCTTGCCGCGCGTCATAATCGCCACTTCCTCGCGGTTTTCGTAAATGGTGGACAGGCGGATCTTCAGCCATGCTGAAATGCCCTCCGGAACGACGCCGAGATAGCTGGTTCCGGTTCCTGGGCCGGTCAGCGTGATGGCTGATCCGCCAGACGTAGCCGCCAGCGCATAGACGCCGGGCGAGACAACGGACTGCACGAAATAGTCGGTCTTCGCCTTCAGGGGCGATGGCAGCGCGCCGCCACTATTTGACAGGCGGATCGCGTCGCCTACGACAAGGGGCGCCCATCCCTGCACGGTGATGCTGTTGCCAGTGGTGATGATTGGCGCGGCATAACCAGCGTCAAAGGTGACCCACACCGAACCGATTTGCGGCATGGGAATGGGCCAGATTTGGCCGAAAACGGGGGTGATGCGTGCCGGTTCGGTGGAAAGGTCCGCCACG